CCCGGCGACACAGTTGTAACACTGGCAGACGGCGTCGCGGATCTCATGATCCTGACGTCGAATGCCTTTCTGAACAGCTTGGTGCAGTGGGAATCGTAATACGGAAGCCCTCGTTGGGCCTCTGCGTATTTCGATGATCCCATCTTGGTGGTGTGTTGCCGAACAGCATGGGGCACATCTCAAGAATGAATCTTGCGTATGCCTAAATGCCATGTTCAGGAACTGAGCGCTTTTTACGCGAGTCTCATGAGAGATTGCGCGTCAGCGTACCCTACGTTGGAGATGGAATTTGAGAGAGATCTCAACCGTCTCCTAGCCCTCGTGAAGTCGAGGGGAATTCGAGTTTTTCTCGAAGACCTCCCGGCCGTGGGTAAGCACCTTGATAGGTGTTTAGATAACGGCAAGTACGAACTGTCTGGGCTGCCTCTGACGAAGAGGTACTCAGGCAGAGTAGTGATTCCGAAGTTTCTTCGGGGACTCTACTTACTTGTGTTTCACGAGGACGGTTGTTTGCGGACTGACTGCGATAGCCAGGCAATTTTTCTCCTGCGCCAGGTTTTACTTGGTGCTAAGAAAGCGTCTGTACCTTGCAGTGATGAAAAGGTTAGCCTAGAAGTGGTTAACTTTTTCGAAGTTGATAATTCGCTGCCAGAACCAGAGAGGTTTTGGAGTTCAGCGGAGTCAGAAACTCAACAGGAGGGTTTACTCCCTTCTGCGGCCGCAGAGGAGGCGGTCTACTGTGGTTACAGTAAATCGTCAATTTATGCAGCCCGAGTTTCTGATCCGGATCCGCGTAAGCGGGCCCGGTTGTCGGCCTGTCTGGGGGCGCTTGATAAAATATCAAGCATCCTTGCCACCACGCTGGGACCTTACGATCCTAGCGATTGGAGGCACAAACACGGCCCAGGTGCTGTTTCAGAAGTCACTGGCCCGTCCAATAAGTTCTATTGGACTGGCTGGAGCGACACGCTGGAACTCGAGTACCCAATCGCAGACTGTGGATTCCATAGTCTTACGGCTTGGGCAGACAGATGTCGCCATGATCAAGGGTTTAGCTCTCACGAGCCTTACTCTAGAATGGTGGCTGTTCCGAAGTCCT